CCCAGTCATAACGAAAGCTGTGTACTACATTAAGTTACAAGAGGTCCCCACAGGGGTATTCTTATAAAGCGCACCCGGGATGAAACCTACTAACATCACGTTGTCAGTAGGACCTAGAACTATGTCTAGGGTCTGTGTAGCTCCGTACACAGCGCTGCGAGCTCGGATATCAGAAGGTATCCGAGGGCCTCGTATCTATGGTGATAGAATAGAAGCCAAGTAGAGCCGCTTCTCATGCTGCGGACTCTAGAAGCTAGAGAGAGCCTTCGAATAAATTCGATGGTCCACTCTGCCCCTGTGCTGTTACCCACGACCTCGACGTCTGGGTTTGGGCTTTTACGACGTCAGAGATTACAGCATTTTCTACTCTCGTCGCTCGGTGTTCTTAATTCTGCGGATGTCTTACTTGACGGACTGGATAGCTTATCCACTGTTATTCGCGTCTTATCTTACATACAGTATTTATTTTTCCTCCATTTCTAGATTCGCTGACCGGCTGGCCGCCACCGACGACCTAATAAAGTCGTTCAGGGAAAAATGATCGCGCGTGCTCCCGTTAAAGCCTATACAAAGGCGGTTACAGAACGGGAGTTTCCGTCACAATTAACTTGTGATTGACTCGGTCCACATATCGCTTAGTAGCCCCGGCCATGGCATCCTAGTAGTTCAAAGCCCCGAACTACTTATATTTCTCAGCCACCCGGTGGCTGCCCACTCCCCACAGCCGAACACGGAGTTATACCAACTCGTCAAACTCGGGGAAAGCTCCAGCCCACTCCATAAGGCTGGTCGTCACAGCTGCAGCATGAAACTGAGCCGGAAGCAGCTTATTATCCGAAAGCTGCCCACTCCAATCCACCTTAGCTAGATCCCGAAAGATCGCCAAGTGACCGCCAACGCCGACAAAAGTTTTACTCAGAAAATCAAAGTGAGACCAATGTCGCGTTACCACTATTTGTTAGGCTACTTGGCCCAACCCCCTCTTACTATTCCCTGGAGGAGAATAATTCCTGTACAAGCCCGCCAAGAAGCCCTAAAGCTTCGAAAGGCTGACAAAACACAGAACGTCATCTCCAGCAACCAAAATCTAGAGGGGAAGCGTACGCTGCTTGTATGCGAGAAGGACTTGCTAAAAAGTCATATTGTGTCCATCTGCATAACATTAAAGCATGTAAAGGAAAACACGCAGCGTATTCCCAAATGTCGTCAGTACCGCATCACCGGACTTGACGGACCCGTCCAAAACACCAGCAAATAGTTTCTTCCCATTTGGATAGAAGGCTTTAAATCTGGTTTTGGTAGTCATGATAGAGTCATACAGGTCCTAGGTACACCTGTAATCCAGACCGTTATCATAACAGAAACGTCTAAGAAATCTCTAGTGGAAGACTTGGTCTACCGCTTTAATTAGAGACTTGTACTGATGCGCATCGTGCGCCGAACCATCA